TTAGAATTTTATTTGTTAGAAGAAACTGTTTTAATTGAAATTATTAGACAATCATTACAAAATATCCTTCCAATTAATTCAAATGTATATATTAATATTATGGGTATTAATGATAATTCTCCATATGAAATTTTAAAAGAAATCAAATTTAGTTCAAAACAAAAAAAACACATAATGAATATGAAAGATTTATCTCCCAGAGATTCAGAATTATATTTAATAAATAATAAGTTAGATAAATATTATACTTTATTTAATCCAATTAATGAATTTTTCGCTAATATTTTAAAAACTAGAAAAATAAATGAATTAATTTATTATCAAAAATATTTTAATAATGATGATAAAAAAATAGTTGTATCAGCATATATGAAAGGTTTAAATTGGATCTATCAATATTATTATAATCGAAATAAAGGTATAGATGAAACATGGTATTATCCATATTTTAAAGCCCCATTATTTGAAACAATAGTAAATAATTATTCTACAACAATTTTTGAACATACAATTAAAAACAAAAAATTAGATATCGATCCATTATCACAATTATTATATATAACCCCTGTAAGAATGAGTGATTTATCAAAACCTGATTTTTATAAATTATTTGCTGAATATAAATCAAATAAATTTATTAATGAAGAATTTGTTAAAAAAATTAAAAGTTTTATAGAAAGATACCCGCAGTTTTTTTATAATTTAGATGAAATATATAAGTCTATTAATACAGGAAATTTAAATAAAAATTTATTTGACTGTTCACATTCTAGTTTTGTATCTAAATGTCACTACCAAATTTTGAATTATGTTGTTGATATTAATCAATTTGTAACAAAATTAAAACAAATTAATTATTCATAAATTTTAAATAAAATTCATTTAATCTATTGATCTTATTAACTACTTTATATTTAATTAAACCATATTTATTTACTAATAATTCTATTAATTTATCAATTTCTGGTTTTTTTATTTGAAGATCTTCATTACTTACTTTATTATGTGAAGAATTCATAAAATACTTTTTCGCGTTTTCATATTCATAATTTTCAGGAATATCATGATTTAATTTTATTTCATCTAATGTATCTTTAATATTTTTATGTTTAGAATATATTTCAAAGATTTTATCATACTTAATATCAATTAAATTAGGACAATAGTCACAACCTAATAAAATACATAATTCAATAAATTGTTCATATGTAATTGATAAATGATTTAACACTTTTTCCAATTCTATTTCAATTGGAATTTTTTTACTGGAAGTTAAATTTCTAATTATTCTTGGTGATCCAAATGTTAATATATCCATATCCTCTGTTAATACTGCATATACTAAATTAGATTTACATAAATATGATAATTCAGAATCTGCCTCTTCAGGGGCATTAATAAATGGAATACCCATTAAAGTTAATAATTCTCTACATTGATCCATTTGTTCCTTGGATATCCAAACACTTCTTTTTAAATATTTTATTTTATCATTATCATTTTGTGCATCTGATAGTTTTTCTAAAGCTTTTTTTCTTATTTGTTTTCTTGTATCTAATATTTTTTGTTTTAGTTGAGGTGGTTTACCATCAAAAACAAAAACAGGTATGATACCATTTTCTAAAAATGATAGAGTTTTATTAAATAGTCCTAAAATATGTGATGTTATTTCACCTTTGTTATTAGTTAAATCGGAACCGGAATTTCTTATTGCTATAACAACTTGATACATTAAAATACTAATATCAATTGCTATTTTTTTACCATAATATTCTTTCGTTTCTTTTTCTTTAATTAATTCCGGATATTCAGAAAGAAATTTCAATAAGTTTTTTATGCCCATGTTGGTCTTATAATACATTAAAAATGAATCTTTAATAATAAACATATCAATTTTTTATTTAAAAGATAATAAAATATTTAAACTTTAAAAAATTTTCCAAACTATAATATAATGGAATTTAAAATTATTTATCCTATCGAGTCCTTAATTTATGGTGATTCTTTTAAAGATGCAATTAAAAATTTTATCAAAATTAATCATAATTTACAAATTAATAATTTAATAATTTCTGATCAATCAAGAAATATACAAGCTAATATTAAATATTATCAACAAGATGGACGTAATAAAGTTGGTATTAATATGTTTCCTGTTGGGTTAGATCAACCTATACCAATTGTAACTAATGATAATACTTATATTCCTCCTAGATACGTTAGTCCTTTTGTAAATTCTATTTTTCCAATGAGTCCTCTTTCACCTATTCCTGTCATGCCATTCATACCAACGGTAATTAATATTCCAAATGTTTAATTGGTTTTAATTTGTTAATAGCTTTTTCTAAATCTTTAATATTTGGTACAAGTTTAATTTGCGGTGGCATGGTTTTGATTTCTTCTGTTTTTATTACTGGTTTAATTAATATTTCTTGAGTATTAATTATTTCTTTTTTTTCTTCAGTATCAATAAAATTTATATTTAATTGTTCGGGTGGTGCCAAATATTTTATTTGATATAATTGCGATGATAATCCAAATCTATTATTTTTGATCCAAATGTTACTTATTTTTATGACTAAATCAATTTGTCCATTTATTTGAAAATCATTTAAAGTAATATTTTTATTTTCTGTGTTGGAAGTAATTTTATAATTGTCATATGTTGATGTTTTAATGAAATTTAAGGATTTTTTTTTATTTAGAATACTTTTCCATTCTATATTTCTATTTGAAAAACATGATTTAATATCTGATTCTAATTGTTTTATAAAATTTACAAAAACATTTGTTTGTTCCCAATTAGGATATATTGGAATACTTAGTTGATTATATTTTAGATTTGACATATTATAAATTAATCTTAATCTTGGTAATCTAATGTAAATTTCTTTTGGTTCTTCATTATCTTCTTGATAATATATATAATGTTTTGAATTAATATTATCTAATATAATATTTTTTCCAATTATTAAATTATCAAAATTAAAATTAACTTTTGATGATAAAAAATCTAATAAATAGAAGCTCATTATTTTATTAGATAATATTTCTTTAAAAATAATTAGCAAATTGATTTGTCTCTGTAAATATAAATTTTAGAAAATACCTTTCTCCTTGATTAACTTGTGTTACTTCATGTTCAATACCCTGAGCTTTCACTATAATTAATGAATTAGGTTTTGATTTTATTTTTTTGTCACCAAGAATAATATAAGAATCTGTTGAATTAGATAAAGTTAATATACATTCATATTGAGGTTTTTTATAAATTAATTCATCTCTATGCTTTTTCATAAAACTACCCTGAGTATATTTTCTATATTCTATTGGAAAATTATTTGCAAGGTATATTTTTTTATTATTTGTATTTTCTCTAATTTTATTAGTATATGATTCTAAAATATTTCTAATCTTGATTGAATTTATAGGTGTATTATATCTATATACATTATTATAATCCTCTAATGAGTTTTCCAATTTTTGATTATATTTTTTTAATTCTTTATTGATTTGAATTAAATCATTATTAGTTAAAAATTTTTCAATGTAGCAATATGAAAAATCTTTATCAACTTTAAAATATAAAATTATTAATAAAAAAATTATTGCTAAAAATAAATATTTCATTAAAATATTGAAGAAATAAAATTTATTTTTGTCTGCAAATGTAAAAGTTTTTGTAAAACTATAAACATTATGATTAAGTTTTATAATAAAATTGAAAAAAACAGATTAAAAACTAGTTTTCCAATATTATAATGCACAAAAGAATATGTTTTTTATATACTGAGACTACTGGATTGCATCAAACTAATTATCCTGTTAGTAAAAAAAAATTATATACATTTGCTCGTTTGGTTTCATTAAATTATATCATTGGTTATCTTAAAGATAATGAATTTGTTCAAGAAAAAAAAGTTAGAAAAATAGTTAAACCTAGATGTATGTTTATACCAGATGAAACTATTGAATATCATGGTATTACTCAAAAAATAGCTATTAATGAAGGAATTGATCCTGAAATTATTATTAATGAATTTATAGAAGATTTGAAACCAGTCAATGTGATTGTTTCACATAATGTTGATTTTCATATAAAAACTGTTCAAGCTGAAGCGGTGAGATATAATATATCATTAGATTTCAGTAATTATATTGTAGTTGATACAATTAATTTTTATCATTCGTATGGATTCACTAAATTAAAAGATTTAGCTAGTAAATTATCTATTAAAAATATTTTAGAAACCAATGAAAATAATGTTGAATTAATTAAAAATGTTTTCTTAAAATTATATGTTAAATTTCAAAAATCTATTAAAATATAATTTATTTAGCTAAATTTGATTTCTTATCAAACATTGTATATGTACCATCACCTTTTAACTTTGGTAATTGTAAATTAATTCTATCTTTCCATTGATAGTTTAATGGATCATGACAACTTTTTTCAGACCAGGTCATATTATATTTTTTACAAAAATCTTTTGGGACAAAATCAATACATTCTTTATTTACAAATCTACATGAACCAATTTTTTTATTATCATTAGAACAAAATTCATTAGACCAACCATTTTCAGCATCAAAAAATAATTGTTTATTAGAATCTAATCTAAATAATTTCAAATCACAATTTTCATTTTCTAGTTTTTTAAACTTGTATTTAAAACTACCTCCAAATTCATCAGCTTGATCTGGTAAATATTTTTTTTCTACTAGACAACATGATAATTTATTTGCAGGTTGATATGATAATTCAGATTGAAATTTTGGAATAGATTTATCAGTATCTGATTTATATTTTTGATAAGTTTCTGTTTGATCTTTATCGCTTAATATATCAAAATTTTCACATAATGATTTCCAATTAATTATTATAATTAAAATTGAAATTAATAGTATTAGTTTTAGATTCATATTATATTTAAAAAGAAAATAAATTTAATAATAAATGTCAAATGAACATATATTTACAGTTAGCGAATTAGCAAATTATTTAAAATCTATGATTTCAAATAATAAGATTAAAGTTATTGGAGAAGTTTCACAACCAGTCATTAGAGGAGGTCATTTGTATTTTTCATTAAAAGATGAATCATCTAATATTAAATCAATTATTTGGAAATCAAAGAACATTGATAAAGAATCTATTTCTGAAGGTCAAAAATTAACTCTAGAATGTAAAACAGATTTTTATGGTGGTAATAGTTCGGTGAATTTAATAGTTGATAAAATTATCATTCAAGAAGGTTCTGGTGAATTATTTGTTAAATATGAAAAAATTAAACAAGATTTTTTGAAAAAAGGATATTTTGATAAATCTAGAAAAAAACAATTACCAAAAATTATAAAAG